AGCACGCCGGCTCCGCTTCCGAGGAAGAGGATCATAAAGAAGGCTTAGAGCTATGGGAACCTATCTCACCAAAGGCACGACATTCACAACCGGCGACACAGTTACAGCCGGCTCGTTGAATAATCTGGTGGACAACGCCACCGTGACGGCTGGCTCGATAGGTTCGACAGAGTTGGGAGCTGATTCTGTCATCAACGGCAAGATCATTGACTCGTCAACCGGATCTGAGCCGGTCACTACCGGCACAATCCGGGCCAACGCAATCAGCAACGCCAAGCTGGCACAGATGGCAGCCAAAACGGTCAAAGCCAACGCGACAAATGGGGCCGCCGACCCGACTAATGTTCCGGTTGCTGTAAGTGAGCTACTTGCCGGGACAACGACCACAATTAACGCGCTTAGCTTTACCACCGACTTAGAGATGGTGGATTCGTCCGATGTGGTTAAAACCGACAACACGGCGGCGAAGATCCGAGTGGCGGCAAATTTAATCGGTGGAAAAGTATCAGTCACCGCTGATGAGCTGGACGAGATACTCATCAAAGACGCAACTGACGGGGCTCTAAAACGGGCCACCGTGAAGACGGCAGTACAGTCTCAGGTGGCGACCACTGTAGCCACTGGTGTTTGTGAGTTAGCCACTGCTGCCAAGCTGATTGATCCGTCCGGAGCGGCAGCTAACGATGTTATTTCTGCCGCAACGGGATCACCTATGCTGACAAAGGCTTGGGTAGAATTTGCAAGCAGCGGGAGCGATATAGCTCAAACAATTACAAACTCCTTTAACATCACCAGCTTAACCAGAAACGGAGAAGGGATATATGATATCCTTTTCGCAACAGTTTTGCCAAGTGATAAGTATGTTGTAGTCGCTACTGGATATAATACCGGCAGTAAGGATTTGATGTTTGGAAGAATAACATCAAGAACTGCCACCGGAGTGGGGTGTACAGTTACGTTTGGGGAATTTGAGAATGTTTTAACAGTAAAAGACCCCACTGGAGTCGCGACTTTAGTTTTTTACGGATTAACATCGTGACCCTCTCCGAAATAGCCACATACGTCTGCAATCTTATCGGCAAGACCGATACGACGAGCGTGACGAGGTGCAAGGAGTATGTCCGCCAGCATCACCAGTTAATTTATGATTCAGCTCTCTGGCGTGAGAGCTTAACCGTTGAGTGGGTAACTATGGAGCCGGACGGGCGAGTGACGCATATAGAGGTCACAGACGGGGGATCCGGTTACACCTCAGCCCCAACAGTTGTTTTCTCAGCCGGCGGAACCGGCTATGTGGTTCCAACAGCCACGGCAAAGATCCTTAACGGCAAAGTGGCGGAGATCCTACTCACAAAGGGGGGAAACGGTTACGAGACAAACCCCACTGTAACCTTTACGGGTGGATCCGGCACTGGAGCCGCTGCAAAGGCATACGCAACCGGCTACAACGATGAGCTTATCCTCCCCCAATCAATCTCCCAAGTGCTCGCGATTACGGCAGACAGCACAGAGCTCAGGCCGGAGGATATCATCACGCAGTTTATGGTGGATCCGAGTGCTCTCACGGAGTCTGGCACTGCCAGCAGCTTTTCTCCTATTACTTCTGTGGGTATCAATTTTGATCTCCTTAACGGCAGTGTTTATTTTGATGCTGCCGATGCGGCTGATGCTGGCAAGAAGATCGAGATAGTCGGCAAGCTGCTGGGGGATCCCACTAGGATCTACAAGGAGGAGCTAACGCTCGCAGCAAGCCCCTCAGTCAATGTTTCCTTTGAGAGCTATTCAGAGATCACCTCACTCTCAAAAGAGGCTACAGCGGACACTGTGACGGTGAAGAACATCACCGGATATGACAAGTTTTACTGGTATAGCTGGGAAACGAAAGCTGAGTTTCAGCGGGTCAAGCTGTATCGCCGGCCAGAGTATGATGCCACTTCCCCGGTTCAACTGGTGATCTTGGGTAAGCAGAAGATCCGGCCACTGGTGGCTGATACGGATGCCCCTATGGTTAGCGGGATAGACAACGCACTGATCAAGTACGGCACAGCCGATATGTTGAAGCGTCAGCGTCAGTACGGGAAAGCCCAGCTTGAGACGGGGGAAGGCGACAGGCTTCTGGCTGTTGCGAGGGATGCAGAGACAAACCAGACGGCCAGAATAATGAGGATCGTGCCGGATAACAGTACAGCCGGTTACACACGCAATGATTTTGGATTTTAACGATGCCGGTCTATTTCAATGATGCAGTCGATGATATACTGCTGTATGACCGGCAAGCCTCTTTCATTGGTGGCCAAGTCTCCAACTTTAGGGAGAACCTCCTAAACGAATCCCAAGCTGAGCTGATTAAGGATATGAGCCCGGAGATCTCCGGGGTACTCAAGACTCGCAGAGGCTTCCACCGCTTCGCCAATCTGTTGGGCAGCACAAGCTCAAGCGTTGATGTGCGAGCGATTCACTTCTTCGACTCCGACAGCCGCGAGAGGGTGATTGTGGCTGTTGATAGGGATCTGTATGAGATTGAATCAAACGGCACGGTGGCGTCGATCTCGGCGGCAGCCAACGCTCTTCCGGCAGCCTTAAATCCGGCTTATATGTGTCAAGTGGCTGACAAGATGTACTGGAGTAGCGACAGCAGCACATCAAAGATATTCGAGCTGAAATATTCCGGCAGTGCTTGGGTCAAGACTAATTCAACGGACAGCGTTTACCCGGCAAACGCAAAGTATCTGGTGGCCAACGCCGGCAGAGTGTTTGCTTATGATCCAACCGGCAACGAGATTTATGTGAGCACCATTCTGCCCAGCCTTGCGGCTATTGTTAAGATCAACAACGGAGGCGGCTACGCTATTGCAGACTACACAACAACCGGGATGACGGTGGATGCTCTGACGATAGGCTTGAGCAGTGGGCAGACAATAACATTCAGCGGAGGTGGCAATTTCCTTCTGAGCGCAGCAGCCGTTGAAACAGATACCAAAATTTACGGAACACTTGCCGATTATGTGGTTGCCGATGATGAAGAGGCGGCGGTTGGTACTACGCTGTTCACGATGGGGGGGGTGACGATCAACCCGTTTAAGGTTGGCACTGGAGCCGAGACAGTGACCGGGATGTACAGTTGGGTGGGTTTCAACGTGGTTGTGTTCTGTGAGAACAGCATTTACTTGGTGGACACTAACCCGCTCACGGCAGCAGCGGCAGCAGCCGGCAACGCCACCAGCACCTTTAAGATCCGCCAAGTGTCCAATCTCTCCGGGGCAATCAGTCACAGAGCTGTTGCCCAAGTGGGGGAGGATCTCATATTCCTCGCCAGAGACGGGGTGAGAAGCCTCAAGAGGACGATGGCGGAGGAGATGGTGGCTGAGCAGTCCGGGGTGATCAGCTATCCGATTCAAGATCTGATTGACTCGATCAATTGGAGTGCTGCATCCCAACAGGCTACAGCTACGTTTTGGAACGGCTTGCTGCTGCTCAGCGTCCCAATTCTTTCGAGCACAGAAAACAATTGTTGCCTTGTTTATTCAGCCGACACAACTAGCTGGATTGGTTACTGGCAAGGAAATCCAGCCTACAACATTAAGCCGATTGATTTCTGTATTTCAGCCTTTGGAGGTTACGCTGAGAAGCTGCTTACGCTCGATAAGGTTGGGAACCCAATGGAGTTTAGGGATTACATCTCCCCACAGAATGCTGTGGCGACTGACTACCAAGACAACTTTGACGGAACAAACTACCGTGACACAGCTTGGCAAGCGTTGACTAGGGGGATGACTTTCGGGGATCAGCTCAGCCCCAAGAGCCCGGACTTCTGCGAGTGGGAATTTGATAGGAGCAACGCCAAGGTGGACATTATCCCGGTGCTCGACGGGGCTGATGCGGATCGGTTGGTTACGAACCTAGTAACCGGAACCGGCACAATTACGCTGGCCACAACCGGCACGGTAACGATCAACAACGGATCCGGCTACGCAGTGGGGGATTACACCTCCAGCGGCATAGCTGTGGATGCTCTGCCAATAGCCTTGAGCAGTGGACAGACTTTATTCTTCAGTGGAGGTGGAAGGCTCTCGTTGAGTGCGCTGGCCTCTATTGGGGCCGTCATAGTTTACGGGACGCTTTACGATGCTGCGCTGGTGGACAACGAGGAGGCTGTGGTTGGAACCAGCTCCACAACTTTACCCTTCGTCTTGCCGGCTTCAAAAGTGAAGCGGTTTAGGTATTCCCTCACCCAGTATGATCCGTTTAGGGAGTTACAATTTAGGATTGAGCAGAGCACTGGCGACACAAGCTTAAACAAGTATGTCGCGTTGAGGAGCATTCACGCTGGTGGATTTATGGATACGATGGAGGCGGATCTATGAGCGACTACGAGGAGAGAGTGGCTGAGGCTGTGAAGCTCTGCGCCGGGGGAAACCGGGAGGCTCATCTGTATCTGAACATCATTTGCCGTTCAGCTAGGCTAATTGACAATCTCTTTGACGATTTGGATAAGTGGCAGGATGAGGACACTTACGATCTGGCGCATCTGCTTCTGGTGGAGCTGCCGGATAATGTCTTTTTCTCATCCAACCGGCACAGCCTTCTGCCGTTGCACTTAGTTTCTTTGAATGCTTGGAAGGACGCGAATAGCTGGGAGACTGCTGAAGGAGTCAAGCGAACCTATGCGCTTGTCATACGGGACACTCTCACTGAGGTGGGCCTAATGGTGGCGCATCTGGTTAGAGGCCGTGACTATTTGGAAGAGATAAGTTTGAAAGTTAGAGAGTTGTTCATAAAGGAGGAATTTTAGACAATGGGATTATACAGTTCAAAACCCCCGCAACCGCCCGATTATGCAGCCGCAACCCGTGAGGGTGTGGAGGCTGACATTGAGAGCCTCCCCCTTCGCAAGCTGATTGAGGCAGCGGCGCGGCAAGGTACTAAAGTGACATACACCGATATGTCCGGCGAAGAGCAGACGGTGGACTTCACCGGCTTTGGCGATGTGGATTTGAGTCGGCAAGATCTTGAGTTTGCAGAGGAATCTGCTGATCGGATGGCTCAAGCGATGCTCTCGGTGCAAGAGAAGTACGGAGCCGACTTTGTTAAGCAGAGGATGAAGGAGCTGGAGCTGGCAGATCCGAAGTTTAGAGAGGTACGGGAGGCTCTTGGAATGGCGGCACTAGAGGATGTAGAGAGCGGCTACAAGTTGGCTCCCGGTATGCGCGAAGAGGTGCAGCAAGCCACCAGAG